ATAAATAAGTATTATAAGACGATATGAGCAGGACAGTACAATGGGAAGGTATCAAGGGGGCTACGACCTCATAGAAAAATACGCCAATGATAGGACTTTTAGGAATAATTCTGACTTTGCGCGGTTTTTGCACGAAGTTGAGCCACAATGCTCGATAAACAGTTGGAGATGTAGAATACAACGGTGGGTAAAACAAGGAAATGACTTTAGGGACACTACTACTACAGAATTATCTGTAAATAAGATAAGAGTTTACTACGATAAAGCAAATGACACTTATTTGACGGTGTTAGATGCACTAGGTGGTGAAATGGTTGCTATTGATGGTGAAAAACATAGAAACATGAAAAAAGATTATTCAGATGACGGTAATGGTTTGTCTGCAACAGATTTGGCTAGAAAATACGGAATACCTACGGGTTGGATTAAAGAATACATAAGAGTCAATGAATGGAATCACGGTATGGACATTTTTACCGATGAAGAAGTTATGACAAAGACTACTGATGATTTAGTAAATGAAACTCTTGCTGTTAGACGTATGCAAGTAGCAGAAAAGGTAGAAAGTAAGCGTTGGGCTGAAATAGAAAAAGATGCTAACGCATATAGGGCTTTTAGTGATACAATTCTTAATGAGTTTCTTACTTTAATCCCAAAAGTAAAAACAAGTACGAAAAACAGAATCAAGATGACGGAAAACGGTAATTATGCTGTAGTCATTTCTCCTACTGACTTACATTATGGTAAATATGGTTGGAAAGATGAGGTTGGCGAAGAATATGACCTTGACGAAGCACGTTCAAGACTTATTGACCGCACAAACAATTTAATTTCAAGATTACCTAGTAGACCCGACAAAGTTATTGTAACTGCGGGTTCTGATTGGTTTCATGTTGATAACGATGCAGGTACTACTACAAAAGGAACGGCACAAGATATGGCGGCTACACCTGCACAAATACTTATGGGTGGTTGTGAGTTAGCAAGAGAGCATATTGAAATGCTTCGTGCTGTTTCTCCTGTACAAGTAGTATTTATGTGTGGTAATCACGATAGACATAGTAATTTTGCTTTGATGATGTATTTATCTGCACTTTATGAAAATGCAGACGATGTAGAAGTAATTGTTAGTCCGTACCCTCGACAGTATATAAAATACGGAAACTCTTTGTTAGGTTTTACTCACGGTGATGGAGTTAGGGGTAATGACTTACCTGCACTTATGGCTACAGAAGAAAGACAGGCTTGGGGAGAAAGAGAACACCATTATTGGTTTCACGGACACCTACACCACATGAGATTAACAGAAAAGGCAGGATGTACAGTAATTCAATTACCTAGTCTAGCCGGACACGATAGATACCACGCTAGAAAAGGATATGTACTTGCTAGAGCAGGTATTTGCGCCCATATTGTAGATAAGGAATTAGGATTAGTAGGTAATCTGTTTTCTCCGGTGGTGCATGAGTAATGTGGGTTTCAGCCAAATGCTACACTTGTGGTTGGGCTACTAACAGAATGATGAAAACAAAAGCGTTAAAAGGTATATGCCCACATTGTAATAAAAAAGATTTACACCCGAAGTGATTATATGGCTACATTCAATACTAATTTTTCTATGGAACGTAGTCGTAATGACGTAGAGTATTTCTACAAGTGGTTAGGCTATACTTGGGGTGAACACATAGGTGAGTGGGTAGATATGTATGGTAATAATCACGACAATGCTTCTGTACACCGTGTTTGTATTATTGCACCGAGGGACCACAGTAAATCAACTACTTTAAGGGTAAAACTATTACACATGGCTCTTTTTGAACAATGGCGTAATAAACCTTTTACTTGTTGGTTGTTTTCTGCTAGTAAAGACCTTGCAGTCAGAAGGTTAGAAGAAATAAGAGAAGATATGAAAAGACACCCTCAATTATCTAGGTATCTCGACCCTAAGAGGGGCAACAAACTAGAAATCCGTTTTACTAATGGTGCATGGATTCGTGCTACTTCTGTCGGTGCGGCTATTCGTGGAGAACACCCTGCGGCTATTGCATTTGATGACGTTCTTGATGATATGGGGGATATGAATTGGAATAACATAGCACAATGGTTTAGAAAGAAAATTACACCTATGTTGAGTCCCGGTACAGCAATTTTCGTAGTAGGTACACCTATGAGTATGAATGATTTGTACCATACAGAAATGCTAGAGAATAAAACATGGAAATCGGGTACATGGTCTGCTATTCCTAATTGGGATGAACATAAGGCTGACCCACTAAATATTAAGCCTGTAGAGTTGTGGGCTGAATATAGACCTATTAAGTTTTTACTAGAACAAAAAGAGGCTATGGGTGAATTATCTTTTGTACAGGAATATTTGTGTAAAGTAGTAGATGATGAGGCTAGTGTCTTTCCTAGAATGTTGATTAGAAAAAATATGGATATGGATGCTATATTACAGACTGATAAAATGGATGGGTACAGATATGTTATAGGTTTTGACCCTGCACATGGATTAGGGCAAGATTACAGCGTTATGATATGCCTAAAGCAAGATGATGACGGTTATATTCATTTTGTAGATATGTGGAGAAGAAATGACTTTCCACCGGATAAACAAGCAGATATGTTGATAGAGTGGGCTAAACGCTACGGTAATTGTCCGATAGCGGTTGAGGATGTAGGTTTCCAACAAATGTACGAAAGTTTACTTGCACAAAAAGGTGCGGTAGTAGATTACAGGGCTAGTAAGGTTAGTAATAGAACATTAAAGCAAGGATTACTAAATAGACTTAGAGTTTGGTTTGAAAGAGAAATGGTAGTATTCCCATTTGGTAATGACGCTACTAGAACAAAAGTAGGTATATTATTACAAGAATTAGAAACCCATGCGTGGCGTGATGGGATTATAGTAGATTTAGGCAGACATAACGATACTGTTATGGCTTTTGCACACGCCATAGACCAATTCACATACAGGACACCCGATATGCCGGTAATTATGAAAACAATGAAAGGCGGCGATTGGTTAGGTGGTGAAACACAAATGCAACGAATAAGCAAACATGAAGGTCTTGGTGGGAAAATAATAGATAGGAGAGGATGGTAAGTGAAGAAGCGATACAATAAACAGAACCCGGAAATAAGAAGGCATGGTCCTAAAAGCAAAAAGATTGTCTATAAGGAATCTATTGATAAAATAATGGATGAAGGGTATTTAGACGATTGGAAAACATCAGAAGAAATTGCGTGGAAAGCAAATAAGTATGTAAGTAATTATTGGACACCACTTTCTAGGAACATAGTCCCAACGTACTTGAAGCGTACTAACCAAGTAAAATGGCGTAGAAAACCCGGCGCACATAAACTTGAGTGGAAAAAAATATAAAAAAATATTTTTCAAAAAAATTATAAAAAATCGTAAGCGGTGGTTGGCGGTGTAATACGGCGACCTATGTATGCCTTTTGGAAGAGTAAAAGGTGCGTTTTTGGCTCAAAATCGCACTTTTTTGAGTGTGAACACTACATCGAACATACTATGTAGTTTCACTACATAGTGTTAAGCATGGATGAACTAGTGTTTCACCAAATAGGACGCATAGAAAATGAATGCCCTCTTGGAGTTAAAGACTCCTTAGAGGATAGGGTAGACTCGGAGTCTAAGACCCTTATAGAGATAGTAAAAACTCTCGGAATTACCACAAAGAAAGGTGAACATTTCAAGAGATATTCTTCAATGATTAAGAAACTAAAAGAAGTCGGCTTCCCTATCATAGATTTACCAAACAAAGATATTACTAAAATGAATCTTCAATTAAAGATTTTACCAAGTAAATCGAATGCTATCGTATCATCATATAAATCGGATGAACTAGGTAGAAGTGTAGACCCTTCAAACAAGAATGTTAAGAGATACTCAAAGCAAGATTTCACAACCCAACCGAGAAAGATTTGTTCATGTCATTTCAATGATAAATACCGAGAAGATAAATCAGCGACAGCACCGATTTGCTATGCTATCTTAGAGAGTAATACTAACCCCAATGAAATCAAACATATTGGAGTAGGTTCAAAGTGTCGTGGTCATGTCTTAAATCACTTCGATTATTACTCATTAGAAACTTATTACACAAGTGCAATTCTTGAAGATTATTGGAAGAGTATTTTACTCCCGACATTAGACTTCAATAAGTACAATGATTTCACTATGAAGAGAGCATCTAAATTGAACCTAAGATTCAATCAAGATGATTCACCATTCAAAGAGCCATTCTACTCAAACAACCAAGATAACCGACACTTAGAACATCCACTAAATGAGAATGAAAAAGGTGTTTGTATTGACTGTAATTCCCAAGGTTTTCAATGCCTAACAAAACAGAAAAAGAACGGTCATAAAGAAGTGTTCGGAGAAATGCAAGTTAACACCCTTGATTATTGGGGTTGGCAATCAGAGACTTTTGATATGGTTGGTCTTGAACAATCATGGAATCAACCAAAGTATTTGATGAATCTCGATACTAAAGAAATTAAGTCCGTTGAAGAATGGGGTCTTGATGGTTTCAGATGCCGACCCGTTTGGAGATATACAATTGCTTGCTTCTTAGGTAGAGAAAATCAAATTGGTTTTGGTTGGGTTAAGTTTCAACCAACAGACAGACTAATGAATGCACTAAATAAAATCAATAATGTATCTACTACAAATCTACTGTTTGAGGATATAGACGGGGGGTACTATTAGACGTAAAGGGGGTTAGGGGTCGTCAAGACCTCTAGCCTCTCTTAAAACATCACAATAGGGGGTAAAAAACATGAAAGAAATAGTAAAGTGTACAAGGTGTAAATCATACCTTTGGGAATCTTCTCAAATTGTATGTAAGGAGTGCTTTGATGAATGGAAAGCAACGGTGATAATATGAGTTTAGAAAATGGAGATATAATTGTAGTGAAATGGATGATAAAAACGTCAAAGAAAAAAATATGGACTTCCGTATTTACTGACTTTGATGATTACTTAGATTTCATTGATTCGGGAAATAAAATAATAATAACACAAGACCGAAAAAATAATGTTTTTGGTGCATGGCTAAAAAGACTTCAAACAGAAGAAGAAAAGACAAATGATGATTTTGAATTAATGGATTATTTAGAAGAGATAGAAACTATTGAGGATGAAAGAATGAACGCGAAAAAGTCGAGAAAGGGGGTGATATGAAATGACTATAACTAAGAAAACTGAATTAGATTTTAAAGAAGCAACACTAACATATAGATGCAAGAAAACAGGAAAAATTGAAATCAGAACAGCAAATCTACAAGAGTGGTTTGAAGATGAAATGTTTGATTTAATTGGGTTTGAAACTGAAGAAATGAGTAATCTAAAATATAAATTAGAACATTTAATTTGCGGTTTGTTTGATGCTGACAGAGAATTGAATAAAACAATTAATGCTTTGAAACCTAATCTTGAATACCAAAGAAAAATTATAAGAGATAATTTATTAGATATTGACACTAAATCTAAATCACTTTGATTAGATTTAATATTAATCGGATTTACAAAAAACTTCTAGGGATATATTCCTAGAAGTCGAAATTAATTAGGTCGGCCACCGAATATCGGTGGTCGGCCTTTTTTTTATTTTTACAAAAGTCAACCCTACAAAATATAACCCTACATTTTTATTTCTAGGCGTTAACCCTACAAAATATAACCCTACAAAATAAAAACCCTACAAAATATGACCCTACAAAATATGACCCTACAAAATATAACCCTACAAAACATAGCCCTACAAAAGTCTGAAAGAATCTGAAAAATAAAAATGTTTTCAAAAATTAAGAATCCAAACCCTACAAAAGAATCCAAACCCTACAAAAAAAAGGTAAGGTAGGGGTCTAGTGTCCCCCTACCCTACAAAAGTTTTTTTATATTATTTGTATATCAGTATATGTGTCGCTTGATTTTTTTACGGTGTATGTTTTTTTACTAACTTTTCCATCTGGGTTAAATATTGTTATTTCGCCTTTGCCGTATTTTTTCATTCCGTGTATAGACATATTTACAGTACCATTTTCGTGTTCATATATATTAAAACGAACACCACCTACCGTAATGTAATGAAGGGCTGATTTCTCGCCCTCTCTAGGAACTAATTCAATACTATGAATCTCCTCTAATCGCAGTCTAGTGCCAGCCTCTAGGTCAATCTCCTTTACCATGTTTTAGTCTAATTACATTTTGCTTATAGTATTATCTATAATCAATCTCTTTATTTTGTAGGGTTATTTTTTATTGTGTGATTATTTCTCCCTACAAAATATTATGTATCTTTTTTTATTATGCCCCTCTAAGTAGGGGGGTTTCAGCCCAAAAAAAACAAACCCTACAAAATAATAATAAGTGTAGTTTTTACACTAAGTGTTGTGAATAACACCGAATAACCCTACAAAATAAGTTTTTTCGTAAAAAAAACCCTACAAAATAAGGAGATTCATAATAATAGTCTTTATATAGGTAAACAGCATCTCATTACGGATAAGTGGTTTTGCGAAATTGTTTTGTAGGGTCGAAATAACATGGCCGGATTTGACATAGAGTCTAGCGGATAAAAAATAAACCCTACAAAATAAAAAAAACGCTGTACTGCGGCGGTGCAAAAAGTAAACCTGAGATTTTTTACCTACAAAATAAAACCTACAAAAGATTTTCCTACATTTTCTTAGCCATGATTATTTTGTAGGGTTTCCAAGAGTGAAAAAAATATTTTGTAGGTTGAAAAAGTGCAGTTAGTGTAAAATCTACACCGAGTGTCAAAAAACTCACCAAGTGAGAAAGACACACTAAGTTATTTTGTAGGGTATTACTATTGAGAAAAAACTAAAATCCTACAAAATATTA